CATCCCCGTCCCCTCAAATGCAATGGAAGCGCAGGCTATTGACTTTGTCGATAAAGCCCACGTTATCCGTGACTCGAAAGCCGAATTTCAGTCTTATAGAGATTGCTTCCGCAAGAAGCCCTCGATGATACAGTATGTTCGTGCCGCAGAAGCCGTCGCTGCCGCAATCCGTATTCCAATGTCTCAACAAGCTAACCGCCTGAACCCCCTCGTCGTTTCCCATTTTAACGAAGCCGTCAAGACCGTTGGCGAAGCTTACGGTGCAGTTCTCTTATTTCAGCGTGAAGCCGAAGATCGACCTGAGCCTTTTTGGCTCACCATTGTCGGCAAAACCGGCGTTGGCAAGTCAACGATTGCAACAAAGCTTTTGGCCCAACTCAAGCTTAAGCTCTTCGACCTAACTGGTGAAGAGCGTTTCGCTGGTGACCTTTCCCTTGGTACTGATGTTTATACCATCAACCAAGGTGAAGATTACCACGATATGCTTGGTGCCCAGTGGGCCCTTCTCTGTAACGATGCTTTCCAAAGTAAAGATGCAGAGAAGCGCTCTCCCCTAGCCGACTTTTTAATTGCCTACGCCTCTTGTGAACCCTTTGCTCTCACCTCCGCTGACATGACCCTAAAAGGTCGTCTTTGCACTTCCCCTTTCCTAGTAACGACCTCCAATGATGTTGTTTGGTTAGATACCAAACTTTCTCGTCCAAACGCTCTCCATGATCGCCGTACCTTAGTTGTAGAACTGGTGCGTGACGAGAATGGTGAGTCTTACTTCCAATTTCTCTCTGCCCCTTGTGAAAACAAAATTGACGCCGCTGGTACCTATTCGTTAATGGTTGATGGTAAACCCACCGACATCTTAACAATGGATATGGTTGTGGCCCTCATGGCCCAATATTACCAGAAACGTCAAAAAGATGAAAAGTTCGTACCCTACGTTGTTCCAAATGTAAATATACAACTCAAGACTCCTCGCCACAATATTCAAGTGGGTGAATTCTCTGTTTCCCCTGCTGAAGCTCTCGCTGCTCAACCCCAACTCGAACCGCAAGACTATGCTGCAGAACAGCTCCTTGCTAAGTATTTTGAGGACGTCATCGCCCCTTCCTTAATTGATGAAGGGAATGACATCAACCCCCAAGTTCAAGTGATCTTGCCTGAAGATATAGTTGAGGCCTGGATGGAGTTTGGCTCTCTACACCCGGTTTATACTGGGCATCTAACGAAAGCCGAACGTACCCACCTCTACGACAAATGGATAATGATCGTTCGTCGTGTTGGTGAACACCCTGACTCAATAGCCCCTGTCAATTTTTCGAAGTTTGAACCAATGGTTGAATCCTGTTGGCATCTTTGGCGTAGTCCAGTTGGCCTCGAAATGCGAAACTCGTACAAGAATGCCAACGCCACCACTGCTCAAAGTATTAACGAATATGCCCCTGACATGGTTGCTTTCGCCCAGGAATTTTTTCGTATTCCCTTTTTCCAAGCAGTTCCCAAGTGGTTGACAACCGCCTCTTCAGAAAAAGCCTTTTTTATCTACAAGACAAGCAAGACCGAGCTTTCGCCTCTCCAGACCCCAACGGACTGGCGCAAAGTGTTTTGCGCAGTGCCTCCAACTATGACCCAGTCCTCGTTCGATCGAATGCGCCGCTGGGCCTATGTTGGAATGTTCCTTAAGTGGGCGGTGATCATTAAGATCGCTGTCACCCTCGTCTCCACAGTCTGCACCTTTTTAGGTGAGGCTGCTTCAACCTACTTTGGTCGTGCCCCTGAGCCGGAACTTGCTCCTCAATCTGGCTTACCTAAGGGCGGCGTGAAAACCGCCGCTCGTGTTCATAAGGCTCCTGTCCTCCGTACTCGTGTCTACGTCCCTCAAGATGATGATGACAACTTCTGCCTGCTCCCTCAGGCCGACGATGATCTCAACGTCCCCAACAATGACCACGAGCCCAAGTCCTATCCCGAAGAGAAACCTTCCAACGAACAACTCGACCCTGTTCTTAATTTGATTCGTCGAAACATTGTTAAGGTTTCCTTTCAGGGCCGAAAGCTTTTTGCTCTCGGCGTCGCTGGAGACGTGATGCTCACAACTCGCCACTCCATCGATCATATGACCTCTGGCTCCGAGCTCCTTCTCGGAGTCGACGGTGTTGGACCTCGTCTCAGGCTCAACTGGGCCGATGTTAAGGTTGCTTATCAAGATCCTATTGATCAAGACAAGAAATCTGACCTCGTGTTCATAAAGCTTAATAACATGATCCAATTCCGCAATATTACCGCTCACTTTGCTGACCAAGCTCTTCTCGACACTTCTGTCGAACGTATCCGCCCCCTGGTTAACGAGGAGAAAGGTAAACAAATTCTCACGTACTACGCCGAAACCACCGACATTGTCAAAGATGTCGGCCCCGGCTATGACTGGATATCATCAGGTGTTTACATTTATGGTATGCCCGGTTTTTCTGGCGCGTGCGGCCTCCCGTACGTTCAGTTCCAACGCTCCGGTCGTAAGATTGCTTATATCCATGGCTTTGGATCCGTTGAAGGTGACCTCTCCGGAGGCCACCCCATAACTTCTCTCCAAGTCAAGGAAGCCCTTCAAGCTTTCAAAGACGACTCTCATGTTCCGCAAGATCCTCAATTTGCCCCGCTCAACCTTGTGATGCAGGATCGGTTTGATGGCTCTTCAGCCGACTTTCCCGTTCTTCGCCCATCAATGGTTCACGTTTCCGGTACCTGGCCTGAAGGCACGTTCCCCCCTGGAATTGCCATCCATATGCCATCAAAGTCCCGAATCGTGACAACACCATTGAACCCGATGCATCCTAATTTTCCACTCCACGATGCCGACGGTGCTATCAGCTTGGGATGCGAATCAACTCGCGTTCCCGCTGACCTCACCGCTGGCCCTCAGTTTGCCCTGAACAAGTTCGCCGTGATCAAGGGGGAGTTAAATGTCTCCCCATCCATCCCGGCTGAGCTCACTGCCAACCTTCCCGTTCATCACCTCTTGCCCCCCGCTCTCAACCATGCTGATCTCCGCATGTGTTCTTTCGAGGAAGCAATTCTTGGTGTTGACGGGCTCGCTGCAATAGACCTCACAAAGTCTTCCGGCTATGGTTATTCCAACCATGGCATTAATCGTGTCCGCGCTCTCTTCTCTGCCCCTGGCCAAATCTGTCAAAAGTTTAAGGCTAAGGTTACCGATAAGATATCTGTTCTCCATACACAGGTGTCTCCCTCGGTTTCTATGCTCCAAACTAAAGACGAATTAATCGCCAAAGAAGACTACGCCAAAGGCAAAGTTCGTACTATTCATAAAGGCGAACTCGTCTACACGATTATTGGCCGCATGTTGTTTGGACTTGCGCTGCTTGCTCTCTCCACAGCCCCGTTCCAAACATTTGTTGCTATAGGAATCAACCCCCACAGCTCTCACTGGACCTTTCTCTACAATCGTTTGAAAGGTAAAAATCGCCTCTCCCTTTGTGGCGACTTTTCCGGTCATGAGTTCACTCTCCCGCTCATCTTCATTGCTCTGTATATTCGTTGGTGGAATCTTGTTATGCCACTCAACAATTTCTGGACCAATGTTCGAGCCCACTATCTCTGGTCCGTTCTGCAGCCCTATTGCGCAGTCGGACGTCGTGTCTTTCGCCTTACGAAAGGCCAGGGCAGCGGGAACGAAGTCACTCAACACTTCGCTTCCTTCTGCACTCACACCGTTCACCAGATGTTTTGGCGTTCCCTTGGCCGTACCGATGACGAGTTCGATGAACTCGTTGAAGGCACCACCCTTGGTGACGACTGCGTCTACACTGCATCCAATGCTCCCGACTTCAACATGATTACTCTTGCCATGTTTTGTCGAACCATTGGGATGCACTACACTACTTGGTCCAAAGGCTCAATTGACCAACCTCTTATGGATCTCGATGAAATCGAGTTCCTCAAGCGGTCCTTCAAGCCCCTTGGCCGAGTTACCCTCGCCCCCCTCCGCCTGTCCTCAATCATGGAATCTCTCATGTGGGAGGACCACCGCGCGACCTCCGAAGATCGCGCGAACACTGCTCGTTCCGCCATTATTGAAGCGCGCCATCATCCCCGCGCTACCTTCGAACTTGTCCGAACGACAGTCAATCGCTACCTGGCTCAGATCGGCCAGCCGGTGATTCTCGATGATTATGCCACGACCTGGTGGAAACTCGTTCAAGATCACAACTAACCGATCACGTCCTGTGATGACGTTAAACTCACAACGCCGGCTCTGCGTAATGACC